GTTAGAGGAACTTCGGCAGGAAAATTAAAATCTAATACCAATGGTGCTCAATCATACAATGCACAAGATTTATCTGTATTTGGCACTGATGGTTTTACTGTTGGCAGTAATAATGAAGTTAATGGTAATGGTGATAACATGGCTGCATGGTGTTGGAAGGCAGGTGGTTCTACTTCATCTAATTCAGATGGAGATGTAACTTCAACAGTTTCAGTTAATTCAACAGCAGGGTTTTCAATAGTTAAATGGACTAATAGTGGAAATGCAGGTTGGATTGGACATGGACTTGGAGCTGTGCCACAATATATTTTAATTAAAAATATGGGATCAGGTAGTAGTATAACTGCATGGGTAAATTATCATCACAAAATAGACCCTACTGCACCTGAAGATTATACTATTTATTTAAATAGCACTGATGCAAGAGTAGATAATCCAGTTTTCAATGATACTGCACCAACAAGTACAAAATTTAGATTTGATAGTGCAGATACTACTGATTATATTGCTTATTGTTTTGCAGAAAAAACTGGTTATAGCAAGTTTGGTTCTTATACTGGTAATGCAAATGCAGATGGTACATTTATTTACACAGGTTTTAAACCTGCGTTTGTTATGGTTAAAAAATCAGCTGGTACAGGATATTGGGTAATACAAGATAACAAAAGAACATCAAGTAGTGGAACAAATCCAAATGACAAATGGATATATCCAAATGTAAGTGATGCAGAGTTTGATGCTTCTTCATATCCAATGGATTTACTCTCTAATGGTTTTAAATTAAGACATACTGGTAATTATCAAAATTCATCAACTAACTATATCTACATGGCATTTGGTCAATCATTAGTAGGAACTAATAACGTCCCTTGTACTGCGAGGTAATCTCGCATGTATTTTGGGACTACACCCTTTTCGGCAGCAGCCTTTTCTGACGTAGGTTTTAATCCTAACGCATTTGTTAATGTAACAGGCCAAAGAATAAATGTATCAATTGGAAACGTAACACAAACAGCTGACGCTAATTTTTCAGTTACAGGTCAAAGATTAAATATATCAACAGGTGATCCAACTATTGTAGCAAAAGCATTAGTTGCATTAACGGGTAACAGATTAAATATAGCTAAAGGAACAGCACAAGCTGCAATACCAAAAGACGTACCAGTTACAGGAAATGAATTTGAGATATCAGTTAGTAGTGTAACAGCAAAAGCTGGCTCTAAACCAACTATAACAGGTAATAGAGCAAACATTGGTGTTGGTAATATTACTATTATAGGTAAAGCTAATATTAGTGTAACAGGTAACAGAGTTAATATATCTGTAGGAAATGCGGTACCTAAAGCAAATGCAGTTGCTGTGGTAACAGGTAATAGATTAAATATATCAACAACTGCTTTTGGCACTGGTAATTTTGACGTATTTGCAAAAGCTAAAGTATTACCAAACGGTAATAGATTTAATGTAGCTGATTCAGATATTACATTAAGAATGTGGGAAAATGTTCCTACTAATGCAACACAAACTTGGACGGAGATACCATAATGTTATTTGGAGCAACACCTTTTGCATCAACAACCTTTGCTGGCGTAGGCATTCAAAATGTTGTAGTATTGGTTAACGGTAAAAGAGTCAATATTAACGTAGGAAACACAGCAGTTAGCTTTGGAGTAAATCCAACAGGCAACAGATTTAACCTTGCAACAGGTAGTGTTTCTGTGATAGGATGGAGTGAAATAGATCCAAACGCAACAGGGACATGGGTTCCAATAGACCCATTGAACCCATAGGAGAATTATGGCATCGAGTACATCAAGTGATTTAAAATTAGAGTTAATTACCACAGGTGAAAAGTCTGGTACCTGGGGCACAATTACAAATACAAATTTACAAATATTAGAACAAGCAGCAACAGGTGTTTTAATTATAGGAGTATCATCTGGCACAGTAGCACTATCTTTAGCAAACCATGCTACAGCAACTGGTAAAAGTTTTTATTATAAATTAACTGGAACTCTATCTGGAAACGTAACAGTAACTATGCCAGATTCAGCGGAGAGAGTTTTTGTTGTAGAGGATGCTACAAATAGATCATCTAGTAGTTACACTGTAACAGTTAAAACTGTTTCGGGGACAGGGGTTACATTACCTGCTGGATCAGTGACGTTATTATTTTCTGATGGCACAAATATTACAGGAAAATTACAAACAAAAGGTTACTATACTGTTCCTGGTGCCTATACAGCTGTAAAAGGTGATCAACTATTAATTGATACTTCTTCAGGTGGTATCAATAGTTCTGTAACAGTGACCCTACCAGCATCACCTGCTATCGGTGATGAAGTTACTTTTATTGATAGTGGTAATTTTGTTAACTCTAATAATCTTACTATTGCAAGAAATGGATCTAATATTTTAGGTGCAGCTTCTAATTTAGTAGTCAGCGTAAATGGTTCAGCTTTCACTTTAGTATATGTTAATGCAACTAGAGGCTGGGCATATAAAGATAAAATATAGGGGCTGAGACGTGGCTCTCATTGATTTTAAATTTAAACCTGGAATAGATAAGCAAAATACATCTGTTGGTGCAGAAAATAGTTGGGTAGATTCTGACAACGTACGATTTAGATATGGACTTCCAGAAAAGGTCGGTGGTTGGTCGTCTCTTATAACAGATACAATAGTAGGAGTGGCGAGAGCACAACATGCTTTCGTAGATCTAGATGGCAATAGATATGTTGCTATAGGAACAGATAAATTTTTACTTATATATTTTGAAGGACAACTTCATGATATAACTCCACTTAAAACTACATTAACTTCTGCAACAATTGCTACTACAAATAATTCAGCAACTTGTACAATTACAAAATCTGCACATGGTTTAGCTATAGGAGACATTATACAATTAGACAATGTCACATTACCAGGTGGTACAGGTTATCAAAATTCTGACTTTGAAGATAAAAACTTTCAAGTTATAACAGTACCCACAACAAGTACATTTACAATTACACAAGCTAGTAGTGCAAGTGCAACTGTATCTACAGGTGGTAGTTTAAGTATAAAACCTTTTGAACCTGTTGGCCCAAGAGCACAGTCATATGGTTATGGTTGGGGTATTGATACATGGGGAACAGGTAATTGGGGTGAAGCAGCTTCAGCTTCTAACGTATCACTAGAACCAGGACTATGGTCATTAAGTAATTTTGGTGAAGTATTAATTGCAACTATTGGGAATGGTAAAACATTTACTTGGAATGCAGGTGCTGGATCAGCTTTATCAAATCGTGCATCGACAACAACATCTAATTTTCAAACAACTAACAACCCTACAGCTAGTAGAGTTACTTTAATATCTCCAACAACTAGACACTTAATTCATCTTGGCACTGAAACAACAATAGGAACATCATCAACTCAAGACAATATGTTTATACGATTTTCAGATAGAGAAGCTATAAACACATATACACCTACCGCAACAAATACAGCAGGGTCTCAAAGATTACAAGACGGAACTAAAATTCTAGCTGCAACTAAAGCAAAAGAAAATATATTAATTTGGACAGACAATGCACTATATACAATGAAATTTGTAGGTGCTCCTTTTACATTTGGTTTTGATCAAGTTGGTACAAACTGTGGTATTATAGGAAAGAACGCTGCCGTAGAAATAGATGGTGCTGCTTTTTGGATGTCAGCAAAAGGTTTCTTTTTATTTGATGGTACAGTTAAATCATTACCATGTACTGTAGAAGATTTTGTTTATGATAATTTTGATACTACAAAAGGCCAACAAGTTTATGCTGGTTTAAATAATCTATACACAGAAATAATTTGGTACTATCCATCTAGTGGATCAGAATACAATGATAAATATGTAGTATATAATTATGGAGAAAATACTTGGTATACAGGAACAGAAGCTAGAACAAGTTGGATGGATGCAACTGTGTATCAAAATCCTTTTGCTACAAAATACGATGTTTCTGCATCAGGAACTTTTCCTGCTATCGTAGGTGAATCAGGTTTAGGACAAACTACATATTTTGAACATGAGGTAGGAACCGATCAAGTTAATCCAAATGGAACTACAACTACTATCTCATCTTTCATACAATCTTTTGACTTTGATATAGCAAATCCAGAAATGGGAGAAGGAGAGTTTTTCTTAGCTGTTAGAAGATTTATACCAGATTTTAAAAATCTACAAGGAAATGCAAAAGTTACCTTGGCAGTCAAACGATTTCCACAACAATCTTCAACAAACACTTCATTGAGTCCGTTTACAATTACCCCATCAACAAATAAAAAAGATACACGTGCTAGGGGTAGGTATGTTAATATAAAGATAGAGAACGATGCTGTTAGTGAATCTTGGAGATTTGGCACATTTAAGATAGATATACAACCAGATGGTAGAAGATAATGGTTACATTGTATAGAGCACAACCAATAATTGGAATGAGTCCCCGTACAGCGCCTACTTTTTTAGATGTAAAATATGGTGGAAAAGTAAGAGGGTTAGGAGGATTAAGTTTACAAGGTCAATATTTTACTACAGATCCTGCTAGAGCAAGAAACTATATGCCTACTTCTTTTCAAAAATTTTCATATTTTGATCCAAAGTTAGGCCCAAGATTTATGGGTTTTGGAGCACCAATGGGTGCTGTTGATCCATCAAAAAGCATAACAACTAAACCTGGTATAATTAAATCTATGAATTTGTCTGACGCAGATTTTGAAAAAGTAAAATCTTTTACAAAAAAAGTGCCTACTCTTCCTGGTTATCAATTTGCAACTAATCTACCTAATGAATTTTTAGTTCCTAAAACTTTTTTAAAAAACAGAAACCCTACTATAAATTTAACACAAACTTTACAAGCATATGGAGATGATGGTTTAGCTGCAGTGGCTGCAGGTTTGAAAAAAAATATTCTTAAAAACTTAGCTACGT